AGAATAAAGAAGTAAAGAAGAAGAAGGGGCGGCAAGCCACCCTCAAGCACGATTTTTCGGCTTCGCCTTTTTTTGACAAAGAAGCATTTAAAAAAGAATTAATGGGCAAGGAAGGCTTGGACATTCACGAAACGGCCTACTGGTATTTGAGAGCCAAAAACTATTCCGATTCCAGTAACGCAAAATACGCCAATTGGATTTCAGCAATCAAAAACTGGAAATTGAAAAACGAAACCGAGGGCAATTTTGCCCACACAACCTACAAAATCCCCAAAAAAACGCCAAACGATCCGAACGCCGGTATTTCGGACGCTATGAAAATTGAAATGGGATTAAACGAAAGGAAGGATTAAAGTGGAAAATCAGAATAGGATTTGGAGGGTCTTAGAAAAGGCCGGGTTATGTTCAACGGTTTATGATAAGGCGATCAAACACCTAATTGTAGGATTTTACGATGAAGCATTCCCCATTATAGAGGCCGAACTTTTACCCAAACCCTGCGTATGGATGCGAAAGGCAACGGGGGTAGATTTTTGGGCACCACAATGCGAAGAGTCGCCGTCCGAGCATCTTGGCCTTAAATTTTTTAACTATAAACTTTGTCCTTATTGCGGCGGAAAAATAACCGAACCACCAAAGGGGGAATAATGCCAGATTTAAGAAAAAAAAAGGCCCCACCCGCCAAACATTTTTTTCATTATTGGCTTTCGGCGGTATCCTACGAAACGGCATTGCAAGCGTCCAAGCGGGTGGGTAGCCTTTTAAGCGATTTGGCTTTTTATTTGACCATGCTTAAAAACGTACCCGCTAATCAGCCGTTCCCGGATTATCAAAAAACCCGTGAGCTTTTTATTGGAGAATTGGCCCAACACAAATCCAACCAGGAACAATTTTGGGCGGCTTGTGTTAGATGGGATAAATTTATTTCTAGGCTTCTTGGTTCCCTAAATTTTTATTTGCAGGGAAAAGCAACCGAGTACGAAACGAAATCTTGGGACGATATTTCAAAAGATTTGATCCGAAACCTTATAACCGCAAAAAAAATTCCCGAATAAAAAAATACTCCAAACATCAAAAATTGTTGCTTTGGGAATTATTTATATATTTTATAAATAATGAAACGAAGCCGTTTAAATGATTGGTTTGAAGTCGCGAGAGTTTCGAAACATTCTCAAGGCGATTTGACCCCGGAAGTTTTAAGCGGCATCGTCGAGACTTTTAATCCTAAACAACACGAACCACCAATAACTTTAGGCCATGTTGACAAAAACAGCAACGATAAACCGGCAATGGGTTGGATTGACGGGCTTAAAGTCGTTGGCGATCGGCTTTTGGCTAAGGGCTCCCAGATTTGGAATCAGTTTGACGGTATGGTCCGGGACGGCCGGTTCAAAAAACGGTCCATTGGGATTAGATTCAGCGCGGAAAAAAAACACCCTTTTTACATCACTTGGCGTTTTTAGGTGCAGCCTCCCCTTCCGTCAAAGGATTATCAAATGTTTATCAAAGCGATTTTAATTTCTCGGACGACTTCGAAGAAAGCGCCCAAAACTATGATTTTAATGAACCCAATTTTAACCCAAACCACGGAGTAAAAACAATGGATTACACCGAAACCCAAATCGCGGATATGAAGGCAAAAGCCACCGCCGACGCAAAAGAAGTGGCCGAAAAGAAGGCTGCAAAAGATTACTCCGAAAAACTGGAAGGCGAAAAGAAAACCGCCGCCGATGCCGCAAAAAAAGAGGCTGAAAAGGAATATTCAGAAAAAGCGGAAGCAGACAAAAAGCAATCAGCGCATTATTCCGAGGTGGATAAATTTATCGACGAAGGGATTAAAGGGAAGTACATTACCCCCGCCCAGGTCAATATCGGTCTTAAAAGTTTTCTTTATTCTTTAAACAAACCCGCCGAAATCACTTACAGCGAAAAAGGGAAAGACGGGTCAGTCAAAGAAATTAAATCCGATGCCTATTCGGTTATCAAGGATATTTTTCGCAATTTCAAAGAAGCCCCGGAAGGAAATTTGGATGGACCGGACCCCGGAAAAAAACTCGGTGATTTCAATTCGGCCGATTCGGAAGACGAAAAAGACGGCGGCAATTATGTCGAGGAAGTAAAATTAACAAACGAAAAACTTCGGGATGCAAAAAAGTCCGGTGAGCCGATCCCTTATTCGGAAGCCTTGTCGGAAGCAAGAGCCGAGTTAAAAGAAAAAAACAAATAATCAAAATCGTCTAATCGTCTAAAACCGTTAATCAGGAGATATAAAAATGTCAAGCAAAATAGGCGTCGGGGCGGTTGTTGAAACCGCCGCAATAGCAAACGGAATAATTTTAATCAAAGGCACCGCCGAAAATCAAGTAAAGATTTCGGGTGCTAATGGGGCGGCCGTTGGAATCGCTTCGGTTTCGCAACCTTCAACCGCGACACCGGTAGGTGAGGAAATTTCCCAGATTTTTGGCGGGGTTACTCACGTTCTTTTGGCCGCAACTTTAACGCGGGGAGATTTCTTTGAATCCGACGCGGCCGGGAAAGCGGTAGCGGTTGGCGCGGTTGCGGATTCCCAAAGAAATGTCGTTGGACAATTGATCGAATCCGGTGTATCCGGTGAGCTTATCGAATGTCACGTAAATATCGGATTTAAGAAAATAGCCGTATAATTTGAAGGCAATTAATTTTTAATTTTTAATTTCTAAAACGGAGATAAAAAAATGGCAGGAACAATAAAAGAAGGCCACATAAACCAACGGCTTTCCGACGTCGCCTTCAAATTCCCCCAAGAAGGTTTCGCGGCAAGTGCGATTTTTACCGATCACCCGGTCGATAAAGGATCGGATGAATTTACCGTAATGGACAAGGGGAATATGTTCAAAAATGCGGACGATGCAATCGCAAAAATGGCCCAAGCCCGAGTAATTCTTTTCGGGGAATCAACCCAAACTTATCAAGTAAGAAGTCGCGCGCTTCGGACATTTATTACATCCGAAGACATGAGAAACGCCGACGATCCCTTGATGCCTAAGATTGAAGCAACGGAAGACTTAACATCCGCCGCTTTGCTTCAAAAGGAAATCCGGTCATTTGCGTTGGCTTTGACCGTCACCGCGGCGACAACCCCAGGCACAAAATGGGATGTCGGCGGAAGTACACCGGTCGCGGATATTGAGGCAAGTGCAAACAGCGTATTTTTACGACCAAATGTCGTAATTATTGGCCGGGATACTTGGGACGTTTTAAAATTTCACGCCGACATTTTAGCCATTATTGGCGGCGGATTTACCGGGATTAAAAAGGCTACCCCCGAACTTTTCCGGGATGCCTTCGAATATGATCAGGTTATAATTGCCGGATCACGGAAAAACGCGGCTAAAGACCCCAAAACCGCGGCCCTTTCAAGAGTTTGGGGAGATAATTACTTCCATGCGTTTGTAAATCCAGCCAAGGGAAAAAATGTTCAGACATTCGGCCGGTTTTTCACGCAACGGTTGAACGGGAACCGGACTTTTCAGGTCCGCGAATGGGACGATCCCACAACCGGAATCGGGGGCGGCCGCTGGATACAGGTCGAACACGCTTCGCAAGAAAAAATCGTTATGGATGAATTTGCGGCTGTTATTACGAGTACAAACACCTAATAACACCGTAAATTAAACGGGATTGAAGACCGGGCCGGATTTCCGGTTCGGTCTTTTTTTTTAACGAAAGGGTTTGTATGGCCACAAAAGAAAAAAATACCAATAAATACGCGGATTTAACGGATATGACCGAGGCATACGACAATCGGTTTTTAATTCGAATCTCCACCGTTTTGGATACCGAACCCGCCGCCCTTGGTGCGGCCGAAAATGCTAAAATTGAGCAGTCTTTACAAAAAGTTTCCGATTTAATCGATTCCTATATTATGGGGCAAGTAGCCACCCCAATGGTAGATCCCCCGGATTTTTTTGTCACGAAAACCGTTAGGATGGCGGCCGCCGAATTGGTTCGGTGGAAAGGTTACGAAAAGGATTCGTCGGACCATGAAATCGTCAAAGAAGGGCGATTATGCGAAAAATTTTTTGAAGACGTCCAAAAGGGAAACATAAAATTAGCCCCTTCCGATTCGTCCGGAAACACAAGTCCAGCACTTCAAATTAAATCTTTAGCGCCGGTTCCCATTTTCCCCGAAACCCTATTGGATCAATACTAAAAATGGCAAAACGCGGAATAAGAATGGAGCTTACCGACAAAGACGGTCTTCAGATCGTTTTTGATAAAATGATTAAGCTTCCACTAAAGCCACTTCACGAATCAATCGGCGAAGAAATGATCGCAATCATTGAAAACCGGTTTGATAAATCAGTCGATCCGGCGGGTAGGCGTTGGCCTGCAATTAAAGAATATGTTTATAGGGTTGGATCGACCTCGGTTCAAAGAAGCCCAAGCGACGCCCCATTAAAGGGCGGTTTAGGATCCCCGCCGTTGGCGCGGTCTTTTGAATTTGAAGCGGACGAAGACAAAGTCGATGTCGGAACGCCGGTCGATTATTCGGTCTTTCATTCTGATTTCCCAAACAATAATCAAGGCTCCCGGAGAATAATAAAGCGCCGGGAGTTTATGGGACTTGAATCCAAACGCGATATTGACGAAATCGTCGGCATTGTGGACGACGCGATCGCGGTCATTGTAAGGGATTAAATGTTTATTCTTGCAAGGGATCATTTAGAGGCAGTAGCGAACACGATTGGAATAACTAATGTCGATTTTTTACCTCAAAAACATGGGGCTGGTAGACGTGCTTCAATTTTCACAATTCCCCAACGCGGCACACTTTCCCAAACATTTCAAAACAGAAAAGAAGTGATTGAGAGATACGAAGATCCGTCGGATTTAAATGTTAAAGGACTTCCAACGGTTAAGCACCGGATTTTGAAGGCAGATCAATTTATCGTCTTCGCGGTTCGGCTTTTGAATACAACCGACGTTTTATTAAATACTGATTTTAAAAACTATATTAGAAACATAGGAAAATTTATTTTTGACGGTCAAACGGCGACCGCTTTAAAGCCGGACGGGTCAACCGATACGGACACAACGGGCAACAAAATTTTTATAGAATTAGGATCCTACAATTTTAACGATAATCGATTTTATGGAAATTTCCCTCACAAATGTATTATTGAAATTGGGTTTAGGGGTGGGATTTATCTTGTCCCGGATGTTGAGCCGAGTACAATTTCCGTTCCGGGTAGTTTTGTGAAACCAACGGCAAGTATACCCTAAAAAGGAGTTTTTAGAATGACTTTGAAAAAGAAAGGTGGCAAGGATGGCGAAGAAAAGCGGGAAGAAGTCGGGGGGCAAGGCGAAGGGACCGAAACAGCCAAAACCAAAAAAGGATCCGAAGGTCGGCCAGTACAGTTAGCCTTTAAAAATTGGGGCGACCTTTTGAAAATGCAAGGTTCGGTCGTCGGTGCTTCCGAGCGTTTGGGAATCGCACTTGATGAAATGCTAAGTGAAGACGAGGCAATGGGTTATATTGAAAAATACAGGGGCGGAAGTCCCGAAGGAAAATAGATTTATAGCAATTAAAACCTTTTAAACGGAGTCTTAAAAATGGCAGGAAATAACAAACCACAGTTACCCAATGCGTTTGTAAACATCAACAACCAAAACCTTGGGTTTATCCCGGACACACCTTCCGGCATTGCGGCATATGTTGGTTTTGCCCAAGAAGGCGCGGCCGCATTTGACGCCATTAAAACAATTGGAAATAATAACGATGTAAGAACGGAAATCGGCTTCGGTGAATTGGCCGACGATCTTATCCATTTTTTTAATAACGGTGGAAGAAAAGCCGTCGCCGTCCCGCTTGATATCACAACCCTTGCCACGCTTTCGGCCGTTACAAAAACAGCCGTCGCCGGGGGAACCGGAACGGGTACAATCACCATCGCCGCCGTAGGCGGGAAAAAGGTAACCAATAAATTTGCTCCTTTAATTGAAATCACCAAGACCGGAACCATTGGCACAGCAAAATTTAAATTTTTAACGAGTCAGCCCGGATCGGCTACGATCGCACTCCCCGTTACAAGTCTTTTCACCGCGCCAATAACTATTCCGCTTGCGGGAACCTTTATTATGCCCGGAACCAATATCGAATTAACTTTCGTTGTTGGCGCCGGACCCGTTTTCTTTGAAAAAGGCGATAAACACAATTTCACGGCCTCACTTCCAAAGCCCATAACCGGGGATATTGAGTCGGCCGTTGACGAATTGATTTCCAAAACAAATGATTATGACCAAATTTATGTTTGTTCGGCCGCCGATACTGCCTTGGCAAATTCTTTAAAAACCAAGGTTCAAAACGCGGAAGGTTCACCCGATTTCAGATACATTTATGTTTCTGTAAGATTGCCGCTTTCCGCTTCGGCGGCGGCTGCCGTTACTTCGGCGGTTGCTTTCCGGGTTGCGGTCGGGGATGATCGGGTCCAAATAGTGACCGGAGAAGGTGAGATCACCCGCCCTAACCACGGCGATCAAGACGATCGAAACGTTATTGGAATCATTTCGGGGCGGCGATCCGCCCTTCCGGTTCAAAGCGATTTGGGTCGGGTAAATTTCGGATCATTGTCCGATATTTTAAGGCTTCGGGTTGGTTGGACCGATACCACAATCGAAGATTTGGACGCGGAAGAAACCGTCACAGTCAGAATTTTTAAAGGATTGGCGGGGCTTCGCCCAACGTCCGGGAAAATGTCGGATCCCAATTCAGATTTTAAAAAGAGTGCTTTTCGATTGGTTGGCGATAAGGCTTCCCGGATTGCCCGTCTTGCCGGATTGAGTTTCGTTAAGGTCGATATTGACCCGGCCGACGTTCAAGGGTCTACGGCCGCCCTTGCAAACTCAATATCGCAAAACATCGATACCCAAATGTTTGGAAATGGCGAAATTGCCGCGCCGGTTGGGGTGGTTATTCCCGGCGGTCAGGATATTTTGGCAACGGAAACAATTATCGTTCAATTGTCGATCACGCCTTTTGGTCATTCAAGCTTTATTCAAATCGAATTGGGCTTGGTTAATCCTTTAGCGTCCGAGGCTTAAAAAACGATTCAAAAAGCAATTAATTAAATTTAAACGATAAGGAGATTTTAAAATGGCAATTAACGGAAGGACATTCGATTGGGAGTCGATTCGCGTCGATGCCCCTTGGGGTCTTGATGCCGAAATCAAGGCGATTAGTTATTCAACCGAACGGCCAGTCGAAGCGGTTTTCGGTCGGGGCAATGCTCCAAACGGTTTTGGTCGCGGAAACCTTGAACAAGAAGGTTCAATCGAAATGGACCATAGGGCTTGGTTGGCTTTGATCGCATTTTCTTTAACCGAGGGGGGATTATTTCGCGGATCACCTTTTCCCATTACCGTTTCTTATTCAAACGACGATCAAACTCCACAGGTTGATTTTTTGCCAAGCGTTTTAATAATGCAAACAGAAACGGAAGCAAATCAAGGGGATACGCAAATCAAAAACCATACCTTGACTATGAAGATCCTTGATCCTATCCGGTTCGTGGGTGTTCCAGTATTATAAAAAAACCTTAAATACCTCATAACCTAAACGAAAGGGACAAAATGGAAAACGCCTATCTTTCAAAAGTTACGGACGAAATAAAAAAATCGATCCGAGAAAAAATAGGTCCAGACATTAAACTGGATCTTTTTGAATTAATTTTGGACGAAGGAGAAATTTTTGAAGGAATTTTTAAAAGACCCACTAGAGCAATTTTTGAGCGATTTTCTTCATTAGTTGGGAAAAAAGACGCTTCGAGAGCGTCCCTAGCATTGGTCAGGGATTTAATTTTATATCCTTCATTTGAAGATTTTTCCCAATTAATCGAAGAAAGACCGGCCCTTTCCATTGCCCTTAGTAGTGAATTGACTAAGGGAATCGGAATGGTTGAAGACGTAAAAAAAAAGGCAATTTAACCCCGGATGAATTAGCGATAGAGGAAGAACATTCTTTTATCGAATATCAAATAGGCAAAGAAGCCCTAGAAGCCGCTTTAAACGCAACGGACGAAGGGGCTTCATATCAAGCCGCTTACCGAAGGGCGTTTCAAATTCAACGGTTCAAAATTGAAGAAATTTACGTCGGAACTATAAAAGCAATTGGAGCCGCTTTTAGGAAAAGATAAAAATGGGTGATTTTGACGTCAATATTAGGATTCGCGCGGTTAATCTAGCGAAGAAAGAATTTAAAACCCTTCAAACCAATTTTCAAAAACTAACGAAGACCATTAAAAAATTCAATGCGGTCGGAGCCAGAGTTTCGGCCGTCGGTGCAAAAATTTCCCAAATAGGCAGAACCGCCGCGATAGCGGGGGGAATAATTACCGCCGCGTTTGGGGCCGCGACACTTTCCGCCGCAAAATTCGAAACCGGATTAGCTAAAGTTTCAACCCTTACGGCGGGAACCGCACAACAAGCGATCGCCAAATTTGGTAAGGAAATAGAAAGACTTTCCATTGAAACCGGAAAACCTTTAGCCGATTTAAATGAAGGTCTTTTCCAAGCAATTTCGGCCGGTGTAGAAGCCGGTGACGTTATCCAATTTTTAGGAATTGCCTCCAAAGCGTCGGTCGCGGGTTTCACTTCGGTTGAAACGGCGGTTGAAGGTTTGGGCCGTTTGTTTAATGCTTATGGGGGAAGGGTTGAAGATGTCCGCAAATTTTCCGATCAATTGTTTTTGGCAAATAAATTCGGTGTAACAACTTTTGGGGCCTTGGCTTCCAACATTGGAACGGTTGCGGGTCAAGCGTCCGTTTTGGGAATTAGTTCCGGGGATCTACTGGCCACCCTTACCACTTTAACCAAATTAACCGGGTCAACCGAGGAAGCAACCACGCAGTTATCGGCCGTTTTAACTACAATAAAAAAACCAAGCGACCAAGCCAAAGTGGCGATCAAAGCCATAAATGATGAATTAAAAGTGGGGGAAAAAATTGATTTCACTTTCGCCGGATTAAGGGAAAAAGGATTAGTTGGGTTTTTAAATCAAATTAATACGGCGGTTAGTGGCGACGTCGAAGTTTTAAATAAATTGTTTGGTGTCAATATTCGGGCCGGGCGGGGTATTGATGCCCTATCCCTAAACATGAAGCTTTTTAATAAAGTTGCGGAAATAATGAAAACGGCCGGGGGAGAAACCTCAATTACTCTAGAAAAATTTGCCGATGTTATGAAAACGGCCGAAAAGCGGATCGATGTTTTAAGGCAAAGATTTATCATAATTGTAAACGCGATCGGCGGGTCTTTTTTGCCAGTCATTGAAAAAATAACTCCATTGCTTGAAAAGGTTGGAGCAAAAATTTTGACTTTTGTCACGAATAACAAAAAACTGGTTGCGATCGTTTCGATTTTGGTTGCGGTGGGCGGGGCCTTTCTTACCGTCTTTGGGATTTTAGGAATTTTGATTGGTGGATTGGTTTCTTTGTTTGGTGCGCTTCTTCCGGTTATCGGTGTAATAGTAGCAGCTTTTGGGTTTTTGGCTTCTATTTCCTCGGGAGTTTTTTTCGCTATTGGTTTATTGGTTACAGTTATAGGAGCTTTAATCACTTTTTTTGGTACGCTTGCGGCGGTGGTTGTTGCTTTTATAACCGGAATTTTAGATGGATTTCTCGAAGCGATTGGGATAACAAATTTTTGGGCCACTTCTTTTAAGATTTTGGGGGATATTGTAAAGACCGTTTTTGGTTTTATTCTTGGGGTGATTAAAAAAATTGTGGGCGCAATTAAAACCGCCATTGTTTTGGCGGCTGGATTTGGAAAATTCATTGGAAAAGAGTTTGGTGGTGGGGTTGCCGGTATTATCAATGTCTTGGCATTTGGAGGGTTGGAAAAAATCGGACCCGATATAGAAAAAAAGGAAAAAATTGCGGGAAATAAAGCGATCGAGAGAGTTAAAGAAGTGGAAAAAATGAAAACCAAAGTCCAAACCGACGAAACAAAAAAGCGGCTTGCAAGAATCAAGGCCCTTTTAAAATCAAATGACACAAAGGCCGATGGTGTTTCCCGCGAACTAATAGACCCTTTCGCAACCGGCCCTCAAATTCGGCGACGCGGTCGAAATGCCTTAACAAGTGCGGGTGGGGCCGGATTTGGAACCAAGGCCGTTCAAATGGCCAGGGGATCGCAGGGGGGCGGTGGCAAAACCATTACAATTGACAAAGTTGAATTGCCAAACGTTCAAGATGTTGAGGGGATGGTCGATTCATTATTTAAATTAACCGGGGCCGGTGGTCAACCTAATCCTGGACAATTAAGCTAAAATGGGTGTATTAGATAGAAACGACGATTTTTCCACAAACCAAAGAACGGTCGGGACGATCGCCAAGCCGAGCGAAATTCCTGAATTGGCAAACCAGTTTCAGGATCCCGGCGATCAATCTTGGTTATTAAGGGCAAGAAACGGGGCGGTATCACGCTACATTAAACCCCTAATTCCCAAAAATAAATACATCACCCGCTTTTTTAATAAAGGGTTATCGGATCAATTCACAGACTTTGCAACAAAGGCAAGGATAGCCTCGGAATTTGCCCAGAAAGCCAGAAAGCAAGAAGGGGCGATCAAAATTAACTCAAGGCTTGTCCCAGGCATTTTTAAGGGCCTTCTAATTGACGGAGGGGTACAAATTGAACGGTTTGACCAAAAGCGTCACCGCTTACAAAAAAAAGGAATTTTTCAAACTAAGGATCCTAATAAGGAGCCTATTTTATTTCAAATAGACAAAGGAAAGCGGCCCCATAAAGGCCGAGCAAATTACATCTTATTGGACGACGATTTTTCGACAGCATGGGCAAAAGGTGACGAATTTATCAGAATCGTTACAGATTGGAAGGCGGGGCAAGAGGAAGTAATCCGAGGCATTCCCCGCGTTTTCTCAATAGAAACCTTTATTTCGGGCGGTCCTATAAATCCTTTTATATTTCGCCATATTAAAATTGCGGATTATAGTTTGGAATTGACCACCGATTCAATGGAAGGTGAAATCCGGGCACAATTTCAATTTGAACAATTTGAGGTATTAGAAGCGGATAAAATAAAAACGGAAGATGGAAAAAAGGTAAAAACCGAAATTTCAGGGGCAGAAGCGACGCCGCCTTCGGTTCTAACGACTGAAGAAAATGATTTAAAGAAGGCTATAACACCGGCCTAAACCCTTAAGGCGGGGGTTCGGGGCTTTACTAAAGTCGGTGATTGGCGTTACCGGCCCCTTTCGTTCTCAAGCCCCCGCCTCTTTTTAATGTTTCACGTGAAACGATATGGCGATAAAATCAGAATTACAAAGGAAAATTGAAACGAATAAGGGTGTAACCGCCGAGGGAATCCGCCTTCGTCTAATCGATGTCAATTTGTCAAATGATTGGATTCCCTTTGGGGAAATCCGGATCGATAATTTCGCGGGAGAATTTGACGGCAAATTTAACGAAGGCGACGAAATCAAGGTTTTCGGACAAATCCAATTCGATGGAACCGAAGACCCTTCTTTATTATGGACAGGGGAAATCGAACGAATCGAAGAAAACACCATGTTGCTTTTATTTTTAAGGGGTTTTGGATGTAGGTTGGCTAAAAAGAATTTTAAACGATCATTTCAAGGGGTGACAATTTCCCAGATTATCAGGGATATTTTAGCCGGATCCGGGGTTCAATTTGAAATCGGGGCTTTGCCTTCCCGCCGTTTTCATTCCTACCAAGCGGCAAACGGAACTATAATCGACGAAATTAACCGGGTGATTGCCAGTTTTGATTTAGAGCTAATCCCGTTTTTTTGACAGAACGGGCAAATTGATTATTAAAAGCCCAACCGAAGTAATTAAAAAGACAGAATTTGTTTTCGAGGAAGGCGAATTTAAAAAATTTGAGCGAAATACGCTTGAAACGCTTTTGGATCCGGAAATCGAAATTTATAACGAAATCACCGTTTTGGATATTCCTTATTTGGTCAATGGCCATAGA